GTAAGAATGTCATTACCATTGATTGTACCCGTTGTACCTTCAACGATGAGACCACTCTTAATCTTAAAGTCTTTATTTACTGTTGCCATTTATTTATCTCCTTTTATTTATGCCTTAAGTCCCATACGTGCAAAACGTACAGTGACTGGCTTGATCGCAGGATCTGGAGTGACTGTTAAAGCCACGGTATTTCCAGTGCGAGAGACATTAACGGTGCCAATATTCCCATCATTGTCAATAGTGCCATATTCGCTAACCGATACATCTGTACCGTCAACGAGAATTGTTAGTTCGGTTGCATAGAATTTATTATCTCCTGCAGAGGTCTTTGATATTGAAACAATATACTTGACCATACGCCAAACCGTAGCATCAAAGTTATCAATAACAGTTACGTTCTCAATACCTGTGATTGTATTTTCATTGTTACCTGCAGTACCTAAATCTGTTGATTGAGAAGCAAGGGTATCAATTAAATCTTCGTAGTTTTCTTGAGTAGGTCTATCTCCTGTTTGAAATAGGCTTTTTACTCCTGGAATTGATATTTTAGCCATGTGGTAATTATAACACCCCTTTTAATAATACTATTAGAGAATGTAGTTGCTATAGCCAATTACTTGAAGGGGAATTGCTGGGGTATTACCCAAACCAATAGCCTGTATCTGAATTGCTGTAAACTTAACTCTAAATGGAAGTATCTCAGTAATTACTGTATTTCTTGTAAAGTCTTCTACCTGAATTACTGGGTAGTCTATTGGAAATATTTTTTCTGTTTTGCCTTTTATGTTATCTAATAGTGTTGCTGTTGCCATTAATCTGTTACATCTTCAAGAATCTTCATGCTACCCTGGCAAACTGTCCAGACTCTTGTTGGGTCGCTAACTTGAATATCAAAGATGTCTCCTGTTTGAAGGTTTTTAGATTCTTCTGCTGTAAGCCAAACTGTAAATTCTCCCACTAGATCATCTTCATCTGCTCTTGGATGTAGTGCCATAATAGTTGTTGCATTGTCAGTAATAATACCTTTATCATTTGCAAGATTTGGTCTTTTAATTTTCATAGAAATTGTCCACTCTGACCCAGTGCCCTTTAAAATTAATGGCTCTTTTGCATCATCTGTTACATAAACTTTGAAACCAGAGGTATCTCCACGAACAACAGTCCAAATAACTGTTGGTGGTTTATTACCTATATCATATGATGATTGAGATCCTCTTAAAGTTGCCATAATGTTATTATATCACGACAGGCCATCCTTGAGTGCTCCCCAAGTGCCGTTTCCTTTTGTTTGAATAATTAACATGCCCATTGTATGTTGTACTGCAACAACTGCAACATATCTTGCTGGTCCAGTACTTGGTCTTCCTCCAACAAGAGAACCATTTTCATCTACATAAACTTTTGTTCCTGCTGGTCCAAGACCTGTTGTATTTAACTCTAATGCTCCAGAAACTATAACTAAACCATTGTCGCCATTAGCAATATTTGTTTTTGCTAATCCTAATATTGGAACATCTGCATTATGGCTAGGACTTGATGGATTATATTTTTCTATTTTTGAAATCATACTTCCACCATAAGACATATTTCCATTAATAAATACTGGTGTTCCTTGATTAATTGTACTACCAGAAACATTTCTAGCATTAACATATGCAGCACCATATCCAAGTGGTGGCAAAATATCATTTAAGGCATCAACTAATACTTTAATGTCTCCGTGTACATTAACGGGATCAGAAGCAAGTGGATACTTCATAGTAGGATAATTAGATGATTGACCTGTAGCCATAATCTTTATTATACCACCCCATAAAGTTGACTTTTGATAAATTTCTATGTTATACTTGGTAGTAACACCTACCAAGGTGTTATTGTTTTCTAAGGAGGAAACTATGATTAAATTTATCGAAAGAAACAAAGAGATCATTAGCACACTCAGTATCGTGGCTCTTGTAAGTGTATTTTGTAATAGTGCTAACGCTACAACAATTGATAGTAGTAAGCCTGAACAGGCTCAGATCTCGAAAACCGCCTCGAAAGAGGTTTTTTTGGTTTCTAAGGAGGAAAAATTAAAGAGTTTTGAAAATAAAGGAACTCTTACCGATTTAGAACTAAAGGAACTCCTTTACCTTGTTGGTTTCAGAGGTTCAAACCTAGTGGAGGCTTGGGCCGTAGCAAAGAAAGAAACTAATGGGCAACCTGTTAAATTAAACCCAAATGCAAAAACTGGGGATAATTCTTGGGGCCTATTTCAAATTAACATGATAGGTATGCTTGGTCCAGATCGTCGTGATAAGTTTGAACTTGTCACAAACTCTGACTTGCTAAACCCTGTAATTAATGCACAGGTTGCATTTTATATGTCTGATGGGGGCAAGGATTGGTCCTCTTGGCATGGAATAACTTCAAAGACCAAGGAATGGATGCTAAAATTTCCTAAATAATATTCAGAAAGCACCCATTAGGTTTTATAATCTTTTGGGTGCTTTTTGTTTTAGCAGTTGTCAATAATTTCTCCATGTAGAAAATCTAGGCCAGCAAATACCCCGTACTCAGATATTGTTCTTTCTGTACCTAAATACCCATCACCCACTGTTCCCTCTACAAGAGTTTTATAAACTATTTCTTGAGATCTTGCATTCATTTCTTCAAACTCTTTTGGAAAGTCATGCCAGAAAATTTTTCTTCTGTTTAATTCTGGGTTATCGTGGTTATAGTATAAATGATATAAATATTGTTTGTCTGGTATAACCAGATCATATCCGTGAGTATATGCTCTTGCTGCCATTATTATTTCTTCCCCCCAAAAAGCCATTTCTTTATTTGGTGCCATAAACGGTCCAACTGTAAATAATGATCCAGCAGAAATAGACCTTGTAAATATACTTCCATTGCTTGGCATTGCTGTTTGAGAAGGTATTCTTTTTAATTTAAACTCTTCTGGTTTTTGATGAAAACTAATTATTGTTGTGTAGTCTGGTTTAAATAAATCTGTTTCTATATCTGTAAATGTTTCATCTAAATACCAATAATTTGCTGGATACATAGTTAGTAGTGGTTTTTTAATTCCTTGAATTTGATAATTTAAAACAGAATTAATTGCAATTTCATCCCAATTTTCTACAAACCTTGAATGTGAATCGCACTGCAAATAAAAATCTTCATTATTGTAAAATTGATGAGCAATGTATCGCCCAATACCAACGCCTACGTTTTCTGGTGCCTTACTTACCACATATTTAACATTTTCTAAATTGGGAATTGCAATTTCTGATTTTTCTAAATAAGATACATGAACTCCAAAATTTAACTTATGTTTGCCAGATGATTTACTTATAGCATCTAAAATTGTTGGTTTAAGTTCTGGATCTCTATAGGATGATATCTGTATAAAGATACTTGCCATTAATCACCCCAGATGGCATGAACGCATGTTTTACAAAAATTATCAAATGATTTAACAGTCATCATCTTATGCTCAATGCTCATCCAAATATCACTAATTGGCTTGTCATTAACATTTCCGAATACCGTTTCAAAATCATAATCATTGCAACATATAAATGTATCTCCATTGGCAGCAACATGTAACCAACCATTTGGCCTGCCTCCAACTTCTCTACCATTACCACATCCAACTACCTTTGTTTTACCTTTTTGTTCTTTATCTCTAATACCACCAATATTTGTAATAACTTGATGAGTATCTAGGTGTCCATTTCGATCTACCAAGTATGGCATCTCATAAATATTTAATTGTGGAAATCTTTCTTTCCATCCATTTTTCATTCTTGCAAGTGTTCCATTTTCTGGATCTAAATCCATTTCTGGAGCATTAATAAGTTGCTGAATCCATCCACCATATTCAACTAAAGAATTTTTGTTAATTCCATTTACTTGGATAGAAATTGTATTTTTTGCAACCATATCTGATAACTGTTCTACTGCATATGAGACCTGATCAATTAACTTGTCAAACATTTTAACTGGTTTACCAGTTGCTCTTGCCCACTCTTCTGGCTCTGATGCTGGCATATTAAAACAAATACCATAAACAACATCTTGGTATTGTTTTATTAAGTCGGTTCTTTCTTTTGTTAAAGATGTTCCGTTGGTTAAAACAATTGTTCTAATATTATTTTTTCTTAAAATTTCTAACATTTCTGGGAAATACTTATAAAGTAACACTTCGTTATAATGTGCAGTATAGATAAAATCAAACTTTTCTGAAACAAAAGTTCCTCTTCCTGCTACAAGTTGGTTTATAATACTTTCAAAAGTTTCAATTGGCATTGTAGTTCTTTGTGCCAATGGATTTTCTGCATACCTTACTGGACAAAACCAGCATCCCACATTACATAAACCGTTTGGATCAATTTGTGCCATTGATATTTTATATGGATATTCCATGTTACCACTTACCTATTGGACATTCTGCTTTTTCTAACTTTGTCTTTATTGCCATAAAGCATCCACATTTTTTGCATTGTTTTGACAATTTAATTAGTTCTGGGCATGCTTGACAAATTGCAAACCTCTTATTAGAAATAGCCTCGTCAACCCATTCGGTTTGTGGATTTAATATATCCATAGGGCTTACAGCAGATTTCTTATTGTTTTCAATAATTTCTTTTATTTTATCTATACGACTTGACATAATTATATTATACACTACCGCCAGGGTTTATGTAACTATCCTTTAACCTCTCTTATAAAAGATGTTAGGGTATACCTATTTCCAGATAAGACTTTTGAAACTAGGTGTTTTTTATTTGCTGGATGACATATTAACATGCCCATTTCTGGCTTTATAGAAATATTTGATTCTGGATAAACCAATTCTCCACCCTGAAAATCATCATTCAGGTATATAACTACTCCATATACTATTTCTTTACCACCCGCATCGTCTGAATGCTCTTCCCAAAAAGAATCTTTATCTGTTTTATGAATCATCCTTATCATTTGAGTATGATATTTTTTATCAAATAATTCAGCAATTCTATTATGTATATCAATCAATAACTTATGATTTTTTGACTTTAATATAAAAATATTAGTATTTTCATTTTGAATTTTCCAGTCAGTTGCTTTTTGTGCTTCATCTAATAAAGATAAACACTCAGCATTACTTAAAAAATTTTTAATGATCACTTTGACTACTTATTGTGAATCAATATACCACTTACAAAGAACCAGTCATAAGGCTCACAAGATAACTGGTAAACAGTTACTACATCATCAGCAAAATGTTCAATACTTGTTACAGGAACTTCAACCTTTGATCCAGTTGAGTCTACAACTATTAGGCTATCGCCTACTTCAACATAATATGCTTCCTTAATCTTATATTCATTATTTGCTGTCTTAACAAACATTGGTTGAGTATAAGTTAATCTTATGTCAAGGTTACCATTGAAACAAATAATATCTGATTCTTCTACAGAGTCAATTGCTGTAATTGTTGTTTCAACAAGTTCTCCAGTTGTTAGACTTGAAGATGTCCATGCATACTTCTGCCAATCAGGTTCTGAAGGATCTAGTTCTGTAATTGGTGTTGACCAAATTACATCGCCTACCTGCAAGTTTTTAACTGGTATTTGTCCATTAGGAGTATCAACAAGAGTATTTTCTTCAACGCATGGTGGTCCAAACCAAGGGATAATTACTGCATTAAATGTTGGGAAGTAAGGTGGGAAGAATGGGAATGATGGAGGTGCTGCAGTTGTAGTTCCTGCAGTTGTAGTTGCAGCAGTTGTAGTTGCAGCAGTTGTTGTTGCTGCAGTTGTAGTTGCAGCAGTTGTTGCTGCTGTGGTTGCTGCTGCGCCACCGCAACACTGCCATCCACTTGGAACTGAGTAGGTGCTTGATCCACCAAGATATGTTAATCCTAGTTCAGAACATGTATACGATGCTGGGTTAGTTGCCTGTCCTGGACATGACGCTAATGTTGCTGTTGTTGCTGCTGTAGTAGTTGTTGTAGTTGTAGGAGCAGCAGTTGTTGTAGTTGTAGTTGTAGGAGCAGCAGTTGTTGTAGTTGTAGTTGTAGGAGCAGCAGTTGTTGTAGTTGCTGGACATGTATACGATTCTGCTCCTGTACATGGGTTTACATAAATTGCAACTGGCACACCACATGCTGCACGGTATTCAGTATATGAATAAACTGGAGTACAGTTTTGTGCTGTTGTTGTAGTAGTTGTTGTAGGTGCTGGAGTAGTTGTTGCTACAGTTGTGGTAGTTGTTGCTGCAGTTGTAGTTGCTGCAGTTGTTGATGCACTACCACAGCATTGCCATCCAGTTGGTACAGAATATGTACTTGATCCACCAAGATATGTTAGGCCAAGTTCAGAGCATGTATAAGACGCTGGATTGGTTGCTTGACCTGGACATGATGCTAGTGTTGAAGAAGTTGTAGTTGCAGCAGTTGTTGTAGTTGTAGTTGTAGGAGCAGCAGTTGTTGCTGCTGTGGTTCCAGCGGTTGTTGTTAATGCATCACCGCAACATGATTGACCTGATGGAATTGCATAGGTACTAGAACCTCCAAGAAGTGTTAATCCTAATTCAGCGCAAGTATAGTTTGCAGGATTTGTGATTGTTCCAGGGCATGAAGCAAGTGTTGCTGAAGTTGTTGTAGTTGTACTTGTAGTTTCTGGACATGTCCATGTTTCTTCTCCAGTACAAGGATTTACATAAATTCCGACAGTTGTTCCACATGATGCACGATATTCAGAATATTGGAATACTGGAGTACAATCTTGCTGTGTTGTAAGGGTAGTTCCTATTGCTCCTCCACAACATGACTGTCCTTGTGGAACTGCGTATGTGCTAGATCCGCCCAACAATTCTAGTCCTAGTTCAGCACATGTATAATTTGTTGGATTTGTAATTGTTCCTGGACATGATGCAAGAGTTGCTGTAGTTGTTACAGTTGTTCCTGGACACTCCCAAGTTTCTGCTCCTGTACATGGGTTTACATAGATTCCTACAGTTGTACCACAAGAGGCTCTATATTCATTATAAGACCATACTGGAGTACAATCTTGTGTCGTTGTAGTTGTTTCTGTTGTTCCAGGACATGTCCAAGATTCTGCTTGTGTACAAGGGTTTACATAAATATCTACCATTATTGAAGAACCGTTACATACTCTTACTTCACGATAACTATAAACTGGTGTACAAGGATCTGCTGTTGTTATTGTTGATCCAGTTGAAGAAGTTGAACTTGTTGAAGAAGTTGAAGAAGTTGAACTTGTTGAAGAAGTTGAACTTGTTGAAGAAGTAGTTCCTGGTGGATCTGTAATTGGTGTTTGTGTTGAAGATGTCGTTGCTGCTGTAGTTGTTCCAGAAGTTGTGGTTGTTGCAGCGGTTGTAGTTACTGTAGATCCTTCATAAATATCTCCATATGCAATCCAATTATCTGTTCCAACTTTAATAAGAGTTACTTGACCATATTGAGTATCAATAAAAAGTTGTGAGTGCTTACTGTTAATAGTTACTCCAGCACCAGGGTTAAATGTTGTAACTCCTTCACCAATTTCAATTACATGATATTGATACCCTACTGGAATTGGAACAGCAGAATTTGCAGGAATTGTTAATGTCATTGTGGTTGGAGTTGAAAGAAGTATTGTCTTTGAAGCATTTTCTAGATCTAATGTAAAACTAGATGCCTTAGTAACAACAGATGAAATATTTCCAACAATAGATTTTGTAGCAACAGTATCATCGATATTGAATGTAGAATTTTCTGCGTTCCAATCAATTCCAGTTCCAGCCAAAAGCGACTGATCAACTGTTGAGTTAGTTACTGCATCAATTACATAACTTTTTGTTGCAAGTAATGATGTATCTGCAATACCGTGAATATTTGTAGTATCTACTGCATGGGCTGCAAGTGCTGCTGACTGAGATGTTGCTTGTGCTGCAAGTGCTGCTGTTGCAGCAGTGTCAGCATCTACAAGGTTTTGCAAGTGCTTTGCAATAGATGGATTAACTAAATTATTTGGATTAGTATTTGCACCATCATAAGTATAAGATCCATAGTGATAAAGTCTAAGTGCTGCTTGAATATCTGCTGCATCTGAAAGACCTGGTACTTTGGCAGGGAAAAGGCCAGTACCATTAACGGTATTGTCAATATTTTCTGCTGCCACTATAGATCACCCTTTTTCATTATACCACCGTAATAAAAAGATGGACATATTTTGGCCCAGTCATTGGTGACCATTGTCCATCTAGATATTCTACCCCATTTATTTCAAGTGGTAACGCAAGGAAGCCTTGACTTGTTTCTAATTCTTTTACTATTAAATTTGTTGCTAAAGGACCAGATGTTTCTGGTGATGATATTGAATACTGAATACTAAATCTTGATGCACTTACAGTTCCCTCTGATATATCATAAATATCTGTTAAGTTTATAGGAGGAATAACAATTTTACCAAGAACTGGAGTTAGTGGTCCTTTTGTTTCTGAATAAAAGTTTGTTTTTAGTCTAACAAGTGGTGTCCATTGCAAACCACCACCTGGGGTTTTGACATTTTGAAAAACTGTCTTATAAGTATCTGAACTTGGGGCATAATCAATTGCAATATCTAAAGCCTGTGTATCTTGTGTAATAGAGTTTGCAACACTTGACTGTCTTGGATCGCCCTGTACTCCAAAAATTATACTGCCACGATCACCTGTTGGTCCAAAATCTAAATCAAGACTAATAGTTTCTGGTCCACCAAAAACCGTAAGATCATCATTGGATAAAAGTATGTCTGCCAAGATTATGCTCCAGTTACCTGATCAGTAATAGTTATTTTACCTGTAAGAAGTGTATGAACAAGCGAATATTGTCCAGTTCCTGGAGAACCTGCTGGTTTTACAACCTCTACGTCATATACATATTCTGTTCCAGCAACTAGAGTTGTTGAATCTTCTGGTCTAATTGCACACTGAACAAATGTTCCATCATCTGAAATTCTTGCATAACAGTCAACTTTGCTTGATGCTCCAGCAGAACCTCTTACAGTTGCAATTGTAAATCTTGCACTATCATATGGGGCAACCGTATCTGTAACATCATCGATTGTGCTAGATGTATTTGATGCTATTTGATATGCAGATAACTCAAATACTGTTCCATCATTCTTTTTGGGGTAAATACGAAATTCAAAGGTGTCACCCTTATAATAATTAAAATCATAGGTCGCTGGAAATGCCATGGTTTTATTATACCACGCTGACATAGACAGAATTGAAAATTACTGCTGCGTCAAAGTCTGTTCTAATTTGAGGAACTGCTCCATTGCCCCACATAGTTCTGTCTTCTATAAAAAGTTGCTGAGTTACTGATAGGTTATATGTATTTTGATACTTTAGGGATCCTACAAATTGAACAAATTCTTGGTCTTTGCTTGAAAAATACGTTCTAAGCCAAACTTCTGTATTTGGAGTATATGTTGTTAGTTCAAAGTTGTATGTTACAAATACTTGAGAGCCTTCTTTTATACCGTGAAAGTTTAAGGCTCTTTGATGGCTATTCCATAGGCTTGTACAACCCTCTGGTAAATAATCTTCATTTTGAGTTTTTTCTTTTGTATCTAGCCATAGAGAAACCCAACCATCATCTCCTTGAGATATACCAAGTTTTATTGATTTTAAAACATTGTTTGTATATGATGCCCATCCAGCCTGTTGACCTGAAGACGATAAAGAACTTTTACCATCTTCTCCTGTTAATCCTTTTTCACCCTTTGGTCCCCTTGGTCCTTCTGGGCCTATAGGACCTATTGCTCCATCTTTTCCATCTTTGCCATCCCTACCTGCTGGACCTTGTGGTCCTACTGGTCCAGGGACTGGAAGAAATGATAAAGTATTTTCCTGATAAGTAGATGATTGGCTTTGTTCTACTTGAGCAGCATAACTTGATTTTTTTGCACCAGGAAAGTCCATAGATTTAGAGGTAGCCATGTTAACATTATCTCACGATTATTAGGCAATTTGATTAACTGTAATAATTGCAGATGGTATTGTTGGCCCACCCATTGCACCAGTATTATATTTCATTACAATATTTCTATTATCTGTTGCCCAATAAATTTCCATATAATCATTTGTATTTAATTGTTTAAAAAAATTCCATGCAGCAACAACATATGGACTATTTGTGTTTACTGCAATGCGGGTATTTGATTCTGGAACAGCAATACCATTTTTAACTAACCATATTTCTACTGTTTGACCATTTCCTCCGCCACCTTCATTTTTAAATTGAAATGAAAATGCTAAATTATATGTGCCATTAACACTTGCAGTAATTTTAGAATTATCTACAACAGACATTCCATTTACAACATCTATTTGGCGCAATAAAACTGGCTGCCCAACTGAAACAGCATTAACTATTTGTGTTTGTGTGTCATACCAAGCACCATGTTTTCCACCAAGTCCACCTGCATCACCTTTTGGTCCTTGTGGCCCAGTTGCACCTGTTGCTCCTGTTTCACCTTTTTCTCCACGGGGACCAGCAGGACCAGCAATATCTGCATCATTAGGATGAGTAAATCTTGCCATTAAAAACCAGACTCCAAGTTAGTTTTTAAAACTGCAATAGACATTTCATTTTCGCTTGCAAGTGCATAAAGAAAATCAGTTCCAGGAAGTTCAAAAGAAATTGCATGATCAGGTGCAATACGGTATCCAAAAGAAGATGATGTTAAGCCTTCTCCTCCAACATAAATATATCCAGCAGAATTAATATTCTGAATAGTAATATCCATTCCAGAATGAATTCCATTTGGAGTTAAACGAGTTGGTGTTGTATTATTTAATTCTACGACCTCATGATTTGTCATTTATTTACCTACCTTAAAAGTTTTATTTTTAATCCTAATTACTGATGGAAGTTCAGGTCTAGGAATTGAAACTTTAACTACTGCCATTATAAACTACCTGTAACATCTCCAAGTACAGAGATAGTTCCAATCAGAGGGGTCCAAATAGTTTCTGAGTCAATAGTTACTTGTAGGTCAAATGTCAACTCTGTAACAACTGACTTATATCCAGTTCCCCAATATTGAGTAATTGATGCTGGAGCCATAATATCCACATAACCATTTCCAGGGGTAACTTCCAAAGAATCTAAATAGTCAGATTGAGGATCATAAGATGTAGCCTCATAGGTCCAACCAGTAGTATCAAAATATGTTGTTTCATCATCTTGTAGAAATTCTACACGAAGTGGGGATGTGTCTCCTCTAACGATCTGCCACTTAATACGGGCTGGATCTGCTCCAAATACTTCTGGTCCACACATAGTCATAATACTTGATTATACCATGAAAAATGACTAATACCAAGGTTGGTGGGTATAGGACAAACCAAGGTATTAGCCAATAATAAATTATACCATAACAGACAAAATGGACATTGATATTTAAAGTTATAAAATTGTTATAATTAAGAATGTCCGTTTTGTAACTTTTAATACAGAATGCCAGGATTGCGATAGTGTATACTTAAATATATATAAAGAAAAAGAATATCCTTATAGTTTTAAAAACTATCTTAT